TCATATAGGTATCGCCACTGCCATGCCCCAATGTTGTAAAATCAAGATCACCAGTAACACCGCTTCCAGCGTTATTGGGTATTGCTGTAAAGTCATCGTAATATTCATCGCCAGTCGAATCAGAAGGAAGGTTGATAGCTAACACATTAGCAGTTGCATCAAAATCAATTTTGACACTCATGCCAACAGTTGCCCACCACACTCTGGCTATATCAACTGAGCTACAAGTTACACCAGCAGAATTTGAGCTTAATGCCGAAACATCTACCTTTTTTACAGCAGCTTCACCAGTGCCATCGCTGACATTGGTGAATTTCATAACAGCTATTCTTTCGCCATCTTGTATTGTTTGCGAAGTTACCGCGTCAGCCATAAATTACTCCTTACTCAAATATGATTCTATTAATGGCTTGATAGTGAACATCCAATGCTTCTGCTGCTCCAGCACCAGCTTCTATTCCAATATAAGGAATAAAGTCAATATCATCAGTCATCGCTGCTGATTTTGTAGTGCCTTTAGCTACTGCTGTACCACCAGTAGAGCCAGAAGTAGTTGTGATGCTATATTGTATACCATTAACAAACATAGATAATTTCCTATCAGAATCAATTTTTATTCTTAACTGGTAAGTTGTGTTTGCAGCTACAGTAATAGGTAAAGCACTAATATAATCAGTACCACCTATGCTATGCACAAAATGAAGCAATGTAAAATCAGTGAATGCTTCTGAGTTTGTTGCATCAGTCTGAAACTTGAAATACGCTTGGTTAGCATCTGTGGCAACCAATTGATCGTTGGTTAGCTTTAAACCAGCCCACCATTTTTGATTATCAATTGCATTCGTTGACACTGAGCATTCCCATTCTGTTTGGTTCTCAGAACCCCATAACACTCCTGTCCAAGCTGTAAAAGCTGTGTCCAAGTGTGGCGCAATGATTGCCTGATCTTGGTCTGCACCAGCAGTTGTAATAGTCAGCCCAGCTCTTGTCGTATCAAAAGTACATAGAGCAGTTGTCATATTGGTTCCTAGAACCTCAAAGTTTTTACTGGCAGCTCTTGCTACTTCAACAGTATATACTTGGTCAATGTCTGCATTGATCGCTGGTCTTTTCTTAAAATATGATGATAGGTAATAACGCCCAGTATTCTTGGTAGCATCGTTTAACTGTGATACATCGCTAATTTCACCAGTGCTTGAAGCCTTACTAATGATGTCGAAACCATTTTCTGATCTAACTGGTCCACTAAATGTCGAATTTGCCATAATTTCCTCCAAGGAAATAAGTTCTATTGTCTTGGCTTGTCTGCTAGGTCAGTCGATAGAACAAGTTAATAATATCCTAGATACTAAAAATCATACTCCTTGGAGCATGATTTAGCAAATAGAATGTTTTAATCTTAGTTCATTAGGCTACCTCTTGTTTTTGATTTACAAACATTGACTTAGTTGGTCTTTTAAAAAAATAGAATGTGCCATCAAAGTCTTTTGGCTTTTGTATTTTTGCATCAAACTGTAATACATCGCCTACATTTATTGTCACTTCTCTCATAACATCTTCTTGTAAATGATCGTTGTAAACAGGCTGTTTGATAGTGGGGATTGAGCCATACACCTTTTGACCAGTCTCAAGTAAAAAGATGCCTTTCTGCACATAACCCCATTCAGTCATATACTCTTTTTCATGCACAAGCTCACCAATAATGGTAATTCTTTTTTCTGTATCAAGCTCAGGAACATTAGCTACCTTTTGCAGATCATCAAACTTTCTGCATGACTGAGCTATAAAATAACCCCACATAAGAGTGTGATAGTTTATTTGTATCTTGGCACTAATTTCTTTTGCTTTTGCAATTCTTTTTTCTTTTTCAGCCTTTAATAGTGCAAGCTCCTCTTTGCTCTTTCTTTCAATGTCAAATATATTGGCATCAAAAACCCATGATGTGTCTACTAAAGGCATGTTGGTTTTATTGGCATAAGCTCTAGCTTTTTTTTGAGCCTTTGTAGGGTCAATGCTTAAGTTTTGTATATGGTAGCTTGACTCGTGCATGTTACCCCAACCATCCATATATTTATAGAAAGCTCTAAGAGTAAACATCTTGGTGCCTTCACCTATTGCTATCCTTAATTGTTTTCTACTCTTTGACACTACGCTACCTCTCTAAGTTTAAGTTCATTTTGTACTAAGTCTTTAACTTTTTGTGTCATGGTTGTGCCATTAACTTCGTACTCGTTCATTGCTAAAAGACACTTTGTATCTGCTTCTTTGATATGAGTTTCTATTGGAATAGCATCGTAACGATCTAATTCTCTCTCTACTGCTTTCCATGTAACTTTTTTTAACTTGTTAATGTATTTAGTTCTTTGCTCCCACTGTCTTATTTCACTATTGTCTTCACACATAGCCCTACGCTCCATTTCATTTTCAGTGGCAAGTTGCATGAACTCATGAAGATCAGCAATCTCCTTATCAGCAAGTTTAAGAATTTTTGCTTTTAAAACACAATAGGTTTCGTAGCTCATGTAAGCATAGTTAGATAGTTGTTCTTTTAAGTTGTTCATTACGCTACCTCCATATCTAATTTTTTATCAATTCTTTTTTTAAGTTCTTTAGGGCTCGTTGCAAAGATAGCCATTTTAGGAACATCATAGTAAGACTGAACCACATAATCTGCATTGAAACTATATGTTCTGCTAACTTGAACCTTGACACCCCTGTAAAGATAGTCTGTGCGACCACCTGTTTTGTCTTTGGTTAATGGGTACTGTTTGACCATTTTTTCTCCTTTTTTATTATTAAATAAACTTTCCATATACTTAATATACACAAATTTAGACAAAAGTACAACTATTTACACACTTTATTTCATTTATTTTAGACCAAAAAAAAGGGCTCTTTCGAGCCCTTTAAGTAATAGTTGAGTAATAAACGCTATTACGAATCGTTCAATTAAGCTCCTTGTGAACCATAGATACCACGCCAGTTTGAAAAACCGAAGCTGTATCTTTCTCTAGCTTTGTAACGAATGTTACCAGTAGAGAAATCAGGTTCCATGTTAGTCTCCATGCCAGTTCTTTGGAACATTTTTAGACCCTCGCCTTGATCTGTAACAGATGTAAGCAAGAAGAAAGCATCAGGATCAGTTAAATAATGATTAACTGTATAGCCACCGGGTAACACACCTGTGTTTTTGATAGCGTTAATATCATTATCTGCTGTACCTGTTCTTAGAGTGCTGTTCAATATTCTGTCAGCAACAAAAACTAACTGTGGTGGAACCACAAGTTTTGAAGCATTAACAGAGATTGTTAGCCCTCTATCGTCTGTAAATGTTGAGATATCAATAAGTGCATCTTCCAATGAAGTTTCATTGAGGTCAGCCATGGATGTAGCTCTATTTGCTGCTGTTCCACCACCTGCGAGGGGGTGAGCAGTTGCAATTAAAGGTTGTCCATCACCACCAGTAAAACTGGTAGAAAATGCGTTATTAAGTACATTGGCACCTTTCACTTCTTTGGTGTTAGCCATTGATCGTGCTAGTGCTTTTGTATATCTTTTTCCTAAAGAATCGTAGAGGTTATCTTCAACTGCTTCTTCTGTTAATGCAAAAGCTAACGCAATCGTGTCATGCGTATATCTTGCTGTATAACTTTCAGAAGAATTGTCGAAAACAACTCCTTGACCTTCAGACTTAGTTGGTGCTGAACCAAAGCCCATAATTAATACTTCTTCTTCGAAAGCCTTTTGAGAGTCTTCGATTGAAAAAATTTCAGTATATTCTTGTTGGTACTGATCGTACTCAAGTCCAAATAAACTGTTTAAACCGGGTTCCAGTTCCTTCGCTAATTGTGCTCTTGAAATTGCCATAATTTATATCCTTATGCTAAACCTGCACTTTTCTGTCCACATATATGATTTTGAATCACACATAGAACATTGGTGTCAGTCAAACTTACATCCGAGTTATCAGGGTCTTGAGAGATATCTAACACTTTCAGTGGTAGTGTAGCAGTGGTGTTACCAGTACTAACTGCACATTCAGTATTTGATCTTCCAGACTTCGTGTCGCCCACAGGTGATCCATCAACAATGTCGAAGTTTCCGAACAAGTCTGCAACTGGAAAAGCTGCGTTACATTGCACTTCAAAAACAACATTAGGGTGATCTATCACATGAGCCATAATATCAGAGGAAGTAATACTTCCTGCATAATAGTTGCTAAAAATCTGTTCGCCTGAAGAATTTGTATAGCTT